TTTGGCGTTGGACTTTCAATATGACAATCTCTAATTTTACGTTTAAATACAGGAGTTTCTATATATCCATTCTGTTCAAAGAACTTCCAGCGGTGATCGATATATTCCTGCGCTTTTTTAAAATAAGGTATATACATCCACCTACCATCAATTCCACCATACATTTGATGAAAGGTCAGTCCTTTTGACACCGCAAGGTCTTCTTCGTCGGCTTCCGGCTTGTTGAAGTAGTACTTGGCAAGATATTCATATGGGTTTACGTCATAAGATATTGGATAATTTATCAAACGCGCAACCAATCTTGGGTGGAACGCATTATAATCCATCATCACCAACATACCGTCATCTCCGTGCCTAGAAATAAAAGAATCTCTAGATCCGTTGGTCTTGTTTAGTGCCGCGTAATTGACGCCACCAAATCGATTGGAAGGTCTTCCGGTGGATGTAAATAGATTGTATTGAGAGTATACCATGTTATTACTGATATGCCTCGTCTGTTCGGGACCAAACACGTCAATAAACTTGTCAACATCGATGGCCATGCCTATTGACTCCAATTCCGCAAAACAGTTAGTCATCGTGTCGTTAACAAACTTGAAACCGTCTTCGTTTAGATATTTCAAAGAGAACTTGTCCGCGAGGCGCAAGTTTTTAAACAACGACGCATGTTTGTATAATGGCACCGAACGATTTATATTCGACACTTCTCTGAAGTTTTTTTTTATAAAAACGTGGGCATTTGTTTCTCGTGAAGTTTTATCTGATACGTCGCCCCTCCCAAGGTATTCGATTACACTCAAGTCAACAAACCCAAAGTCTTTACCAATGAGATGGATAACATCTTTCTTATTATTGACCAATTTTACCGCATTTGATTTTTTAAGTGCATTTTTAAATGCATCAAACGCTATGGGAACGGTGATTGCCTCGTTGTGATTGATTGGCAAGCACCAATATTCGTCGTCGGCGATAAACTTGATGAAAATCAGCGAGATGGTGTTGTTGTATGAATGCTTCTCATCGTCGGACATAACCAATTCCATATAAAACGTGTCGGTAGAGACACGGTTTAACAGTAATTCTAGATTTTCAATTGACTCGACTATGTTCACTGTGGCAACTTACCACGTGTTCGGTCGAAGTCAAGTCAATATCCGCGCCAATACTCAACTAGGTTTGACAAGGCGAATGATAAATCCACTTCAGTTTCAATCTTCACTCGATTAATTTCGGCTGCGTTATTTTCAGAAACACTTGACTTTTCGACAATACCGTTAACAATTTTCTTTTCTTTTGATCCCGATATTTTCCAATTTAAACTGACTACCACATACAAATTTTTGTCTAATCCGTTTATTTTAGATGGGTCTATTTCAATTATTTTATCCTCATTTACTTTTTTTACAAAGTATCTAATTAAAATTCCCGACTGATATTGCTCCTTTGTTGGTACCGGATTATATTTTACAGGAGGATTTCGAGTTAACATGCCCGATATAATCCCATACTCAGATGTTAATTTGTCATTATATATCATTGTTGAGTCCTCGATATTTGTCTTAATTCTGCACCAATCGAAGTTTTCCACACACCGGATGAAATAGTATGGCTGACCGATTTTATTGAAAAAATGGCATTTTTATAAGAATACTGTTCTGGTACATGATCTACTGTAAACATGCCAAGAAAAGTAAATCCGGCTATCCCCAAAACTTCAAATTCAAAAATTGTATTTGGCATCACGGGAGTATTGACATATGCAGCGGCAGAATTCTTATCTTCCATTACGATTTGTTTCATCAGTGTGTCAGACGGTTCATTCAAATAATAATCTATTCCGCTGCTGGGAGAGCTTGAATATATGTTAAAACCCTCGTCGTTAGTATTTCTACTAAGATCACTTTTTTTATTCGTGGCGTCTGTATTTGATGTTGTGGCCGGAGATTTATAAGCTTTATCCGCCAATCTATCGTTCGAGACAAACCTTCCAAAAGAGTTTGAATCTTGTGTCGGTTTTGTTTTGTCACTGTCGTTATCCTTGGTGTCGTTCGGAGCTTTCGCGTCTCTAGCTGCAAGCTCCGCTGATCCAGCAGTAAATAACACTTGGCTTGCCATTTCAGGACTCATTTTTACATCCATGCCCGCACTTAATAAATATGCGTGATTAACTGAGCCGAGCACAATTCTAGTTAATTCAGATGCGGTTTTTTCATTTAGCACCGGTGCAAATTTTATATCCATGACTGTTACATAATTTTGATTCGCGTTTGTGTCTGGCATCAACCTCAATTCATTTACTCCGGAAAGTGCCTGTGATATCTTACTTAAAATCGAAGTCATCATTGATTTCACCGTAGAATTTTCTTTCGCCGAAGATTTTATAAAATCTGTAGAAATATAAACATCTTTTAAATAACCAAAATATCCAAAACTTTGTTTATAAAAATCTTTGCTAGTCGCGTCTGTTACATCGGCGTCTGAAAATATAGGAAACGATTTTCCTTTAAATTCTGGGTCAACTCTTTCGTTTAAAATAGCTTGTAAATCATCATATTGATCAGTAAATCCAAATTCCTTCAATATAGATGGAATTCTTCCGTATTTTTTATAATGTTCACCGTTTTCAATTTCGCTTAAATTTCCAGTAGAAGCAGTCTTGCCCGTTGTTTCTTTTTTTATATATTTAGGCGCAAATTTGTTGGGGATAATGACGTCCGGATCTATTGATTTTAAACCGGGATGCGCGCCGATTAATACATTTGTAATATCTATTTTTTGCCAACTAAATTGTTTTTCTTTTTTATTTTCGTCTAATACAACAACCGGAAATTGAGTTTCAAAAAAATGATTTAATATTTCCACAAAATAATCCATTCTGACCCACTGTCTAGTGGTTGTAAATGTTGCCCCCGACTCAAATCTAAATATACGACCATGCGACTTGGGAAAATTGGGCTGAATGTCTGACTGATCAGTATCGTTCAATGCAATAGAATCCCATTTACTGTATTTATTAAACTCGCTGAAGCTTTCTATTTTTTCGACATTTCCATTTTTATTTTTACGTTGGAGAGTTTCTTCTCCATAATTCTGGCCTTCGAATAACCAAGCAACGCTTGTAATTGTCGTACTACACTCGTATACTCCGTTTCCAGAAAGTTTATATGCATAGTCGGTTATAATTCCCATATGCGCATCATAGTTTCCGTCTGACATTTTTGATTTTTCTAAAATAGCCTTGGGATTACCAAATATTGGGCGCAATTTGTCTACATCATAGTCAATCAATGATGCTGGGTTATAATTATCCCATCCCCATTCAACGACACATGTTACTCTCGGCGAAAGAAAATACGGAGATAAATAATTTAGTTGTTCTAACGAATATGCTTTCCATTTAATTACCGCCTTTCTGCAAACAGCAGCAAACGGTGCCGATTGTCCTCCTAAAAGCTCGACGCGTATTTCATCAACTGACGGTGGCGGTCTATGTGGAAATGTTGTCGAAGTGTCACTTGATATAGTATGAGGGTTGCCCCTAGCATCCAATCCGATAGTAGAAATTTTTTGAGTATTAAAACCAAGGCTGTCGTCAAACCCATTAACTCCAAACATCAAAAATCCATCAAGATTTTTTGATGTGTCATTTTCTTTCAAATTATTTTTAACAACCGTCGGTATTCCATTTGAAAAAAATCTTGCCCACGCAGTTTTAACCGTGTTTCGTTTTTCGGCACCATTGAATCCATAATCACTAGATCGATTTTGTAATTCTGCTACTACCCACGGTTTGATAGGATGTAAACCCCACGGAATAAATGTGTCTTGATCCATATTATAAAACCGATATTATGAATTTGCCCTGTTGAATTTTGCAACGATTGTTGATATGTTGGACGGTATTCTTAATTGTTGACCAACCGCTGGCTTCATCGTACCTTTTATATAGTTTGCTTGAGCGATGACCCACCATAGTGTAGAATCTTTATAAAACTTATTTGCTAACGAGTCAAGAAAATCCGCATCCGTTGCGGTAACATATATGTCATCCGAGTTTACCGGTATTGCCGGATATCGGGTAGTAATAAATACGCGTTTACCGTCATATCTATTTTTTATATTGTTAAAATTTATGTTATATCTGTTCATAGTTAAACCCTAGCCGTTACATTATAGTGGTCGGCGCTTGTAGTCGATCTTTCTTTTTCCAATAGGCTCATTCCGA